TAGAATTATCTGGGCATTGCAAGGAAGGTTTGAACATGGCAGAATCACGCTTAATTCGGAAGAGAATTGGGATGATTTTGTTGACCAACTTCTAATGTTTCCCGCACAGGGAGTTCACGATGATTTGTGCTTTATTGCCAATACGCAAATATCAACTCCTACTGGACTAAAAAGCATTGCCCGCCTAAAAGTTGGCGACCTTGTTGACACCCCTGAAGGCGCAAGAAAAGTTATTGCTCAGTCAATGACCAATGCAAACGCACAAGTCTACTGCTTGCGAAACAAACTCATTGGCACTGGCAACCATCCAATCATGACGAAACGTGGATGGGTTAACTTGCAAAACATTACCAATTATGATATACTTGTGCATCAACACACAGGAGTTTCATCATGGGTTTTTCAAGTAAAGTTGGCATTGTCAAAGAGTCTGTTTACTTTAACGGATACAAGTACAACCGCTATCCAGAATCTAAGAGAGCTGCTCATCAAAGGTACTTCACCAAGGGTGGAGGTGGCTTATTGCACCGCCATATCTGGGAGTTTCATAACGGAGAAATACCAAAAGGACACCATATCCACCACAAGGATGGGAACTTTCTCAACAATGACATCTCAAATTTGGAATGTCTTGCGTCAAAAAATCACTTTGCCGAACACAAAGAAGATAGGAGTCGGAACGCAAAACGTCCTGAACAACTTGCTCATTTGGACAAAGCTAGAGAAAAAGCCTCAGAGTGGCATGGCTCACCAGAAGGACTTGAGTGGCATAGTAAAATCGCCAAAGCCGCTTGGAAAAATAGAGGTTTTGTTACGCACACTTGCCAAGAATGTAAAAACGAGTTTCAATCTCGCAAAACAACAAAAGTCTATTACTGCTCTGGGAAGTGCTCTGCTACTGCGTGGAGAAAGAAATTTCCCGACTACTATAGCCCTGAAGCAAAGGCAAAGCGTTTACAATTTGACAATTGAGGGTGCACATTGTTATTATGCAAACGGAATACTGGTGCATAATTGTGACGCATTAAGTTATATTGACCAACTTGCGGTTACATCTTATTTCCAAGAAGATGAAGATGACGAGTGGGAGCCGCTGGACATAATCTCGGGTGTCTAACATACAAGTAATTTTGAGGGTATAAGAATGGAATTCCAAGAGCCAACAGATTCAGACAAAGAGATAGTTCAATTCGTTGTCAACCATTGTGACAGATGGAGAGACTGGAGAAACACTAACTATCTATCTGATTGGCAAGAGTACGAGCGTATCTTTACTGGTGAGTGGGACATCCAAGACAAGACCCGTGATTCCGAGAGAAGCCGAATCGTCACCCCTGCTACCCAACAAGCCGTAGAAACTCGTCACGCTGAGATCATCGAGGCTATCTTTGGTCAGGGTGAGTTCTTTGATATTCAAGACGATATTCGTGATGTCAACAACAATCCATTAGATGTAGCCGCTATCAAGGCTCAACTGATGGAAGACTTCAAGATTGACAAAATTCGCAAGTCCATCGACCAGATTGAGTTGATGGCAGAAATCTATGGTACTGGGATTGGTGAAGTTATTGTCAAAACAGAGAAGATTTACGTTCCTGCTACCCAACCAATACCTGGTCAAGTCGGTCAAGCAGCGATTGGTGTAATTGAAAAAGACCGCATTGCAGTCAAGATTGTTCCTGTTAACCCTAAGAACTTCTTGTTTGACCCCAATGGGACTTCTATTGATGACTGTATGGGTGTGGCTATTGAGAAGTATGTCTCTATCCACAAGATTGTTAAAGGTCAAGAAGATGGCATCTATCGTAAGGTAGCTATCGGTACTGACTCAGAAGACACAGACTTAGAGCCTACTCAAGAAGTTACTCAATACGAAGACGATAAAGTTAAACTTTTGACTTACTATGGCTTAGTTCCTAGAGAATATATTGAACAACTAGAGAACGAAGAAGAGATTGAGGATTTATTCCCTGAAGACTCTATTCAAGATGACTATTCTGACTTGGTAGAGGCTATTGTCGTTATCGCAAACGATGGTGTTCTGTTAAAAGCAGAGAAGAACCCATACATGATGAAAGATAGGCCAATTCTGGCTTATCAAGACGATACAGTTCCTAATCGACTCTTAGGTAGAGGTACTGTAGAGAAGGCTTACAACTCTCAAAAGGCTATTGACGCACAGATTCGTTCACACTTGGACTCTCTGGCGTTGACTACAAGCCCTATGATTGCTATGGATGCTACGAGACTTCCACGAGGTGCTAAGTTTGAGGTAAAGCCAGGCAAGGCAATACTGACAAACGGAAATCCCGCAGAGATTTTATTCCCCTTCAAGTTCGGAAATACCGATTCTGGCAACATAACAACTGCCAAAGAATTCGAAAGAATGCTTTTACAGGCTACTGGTACGCTTGATTCACAGGGAATGGTCTCTGCTGTGTCTAGGGACTCCAATCAAGGCGGTATCTCGATGGCTGTGGCTTCTATTATCAAGAAGTACAAGCGTACATTGGTGAACTTTCAAGAGGATTTCTTGATTCCTTTCATCAACAAGGCTGCCTTTAGATATATGCAGTTCGACCCTGAGCGGTATCCTACTGTTGACATGAAGTTTATCCCGACTGCTGCTCTAGGGATCATTGCTCGTGAGCATGAACAACAACAGTTCATTTCCTTACTTCAGACTCTTGGCCCTAATACGCCTGTTTTGCCTGTTATTCTTAAAGGAATCATGGCTAACTCATCTTTGTCTAACAGATATGAGTTGATTCAAATGTTGGATGAGATGTCTAAGCCTGATCCACAAGCTCAGCAGATGCAACAAGCACAGGCTCAGTTGGCTATGCAACAAGCTCAAGCTCAAATTGCTGTACAGACTACCCAAGCAGAGCAAAATCGTGCTGAAGCGCAAAAATTGATGACTGAAGCTCAATTGATGCCTATTGAGCTACAAGCTAAGAGCATGGCGGCTAACACTAAGAACCTTCCAAATGATGCTGATTTAGCGTCTAAAGAGTTTGATAAGAGGGTTAAGATTGCTGATCTGATGCTTAAAGAAGCTGACATTAAGAACAAGTCTAAGATCGTTGAATTGCAGATGGCTGATAAGTTAAATGCTCAGAATAAAGTAAAACAAGACTTCTTGTCTAAACTTACAGATGGTTTGAAGAATGGCTAATATCAAAGAGCTAATCCAGAGTATTGAGTCGGGAGATTCGTCTTTTGACGAGAAACTAGCCGCCATCAACAAGATGGAAGAAACACTTGTTGCCATGCGTGAGCAAGAAAAAGAAGCCGTTGATGACAATGTAGAGTTAATTGTCGAAGCCATTAAGTTAATGGAGAAAAAGGTTGCCGACCAACTAGAAATAGCCAAGTCTATTGTTCCTGAAAAGGGCGATAAAGGCGATAAAGGTAAAGATGGACTTCAAGGTCGTGATGGTTTAAATGGTAAAGATGGGCGTGATGGCAGGAACGGCTTGGATGGAAAAGACGGAGAAGATGGTGTATCAGTAACTGATGCAAAAATCGACTTTGATGGCTCTTTGGTTATCACTTTGTCTACTGGCAGAGAGATCAATGTTGGTGAAGTAGTTGCGCCTGATCTTGCTGAAAGACTCAGTGTCATTAGCACGATGTCTACTAATACGGCAGTTGCTAATATCACAAGTGGAACAATAGACGGAACAGTCATTGGCGGCACAACCCCTGCGGCTAGTACGTTTACTACGCTTACTGCTACGGGGCAGACATCGTTGGGTGGGGTTGCTGGTAGTGAATCATTGCGTGTCATTACTCAAGCCTCTGCTGTAAATAGGGCAACAATTCGAGGTGGTACTTCATCATCTCCTGTTGCATTTGGCGCAGATAATGGCGGTACAGGAACATCATTAAATATTTATAACAGTAATGGTCAGCCCATTCTGTTTACTACTAATGGTTTTTATAATGTAGCCCAATTCAACATAGCCCACACCGCATCAGCAGTCAATTACGTTCAGGTGACTGGTGCGGCTACTACGCCTACTCTAGCAGCGGTAGCAAACATTACGTTTACTGGTTCTGATACGAACGTAGCTGGCGCATTGGTTACCAAAGGTTCATCAACAATAAACTTTGCAGGTAGCGGGGCATCTGGAGTTGTTGCTTTTGGCGTATCTACTTCAAACGCTTCACAATCTGGTAATTCAATTCAAGCTGAAGGCTCAGGAGCCGGGCAAGTCCCTTTATTTAGAGCTATCTCAAACCGACTTGGCAGCGATGCAAACATCAGCATGGCTTTCCAACCCAAAGGAACAGGAGCAATAGACCTAGCCGCTGGTAGTTCAGGGGTAAATATCTCTAATGGTGGTACTGTTACTGCTATTACGAGGACTGCACAAGGTTCTGGTTACACATCTACTCCATCTGTAGCAATCACAGCCCCAACAACTGCGGGTGGCGTACAAGCAACAGCAACAGCATTGATGATTGCTTTTGGTAACTCACCAACAATTACATCAGGCGGTACTGGTTATACAGTTAGTGATGTTTTGACTGTTACTGGTGGTACTTTTGCATCAGCAGTAACTATTACTGTTACTTCTGTTTCTGGTGGCGTAATTACTGGCGCAAATTACGCAAACTTTGGAAATTACACAGTATTGCCAACCAACCCAGTTTCAGTTACTGGCGGTACTGGTTCTGGTGCAACCTTTACAATTTCTTGGGGTGTTAATGCGTACACCATCACAAACGCAGGTTCAGGCTATGTAGAACAACCAACAGTAACTTTCTCTGGTGGCGGTGGTAGTGGTGCGGCGGCTTATGCGACTGTGGGTAGTGCAGTAACTTTAAAAAGCATTGGCGGAACTTTAGATTTACAAACAACAAATGGTATTGGTTTCCGCATTTACGACAGCGGCGGCTCAATTCCAAGTTCAGGTTACTGGGCGGCAAGTTCTGGAACAAGTTCTCCTTTTTTGTGGTCTAGAGGTGGGACAAATACACCAGGTCTTATTACATCAAGTGGCACTGGCGCGATTTCAATTCAAACAAATAGTGGCTCGCAAACTCAATTTGTTGTAGCCCACACAGCCTCTGCTGTTAACTATGTACAAGTAACGGGAGCGGCTACTGGTGGTGTTACACAAATTTCAGCACAAGGAAGTGATTCAACCACTTATACTGCCATTGGAGTTAAAGGCGGTTCTGGATATATTTCTTTTTTTAATGGCGGTTCGCATAGTAGTGCAAACACTTTGTTTAGAGTTCTTGGTACTGGTGTTACTCAAGCAAACTATCCAACAGTAACTCCTGCCGCTGCTAGTGCATCACCTGTATTTGGTGTGGCTGGCTCAGACACAAACATAGACCTATCCCTGACTCCAAAAGGAACAGGCAACGTGCGTTTTGGCACTTACACAGGCACTATTCTGACACCTACAGGCTATGTAGAAATCAAAGACTCTGGTGGTACAGTTCGCAGACTTTTAGTTGGTTAATTTTTAAGGAAACAAAATTGCATTACTTAAATCAGTAGATACAGACTTCGGCATCCCCGCTTCATATTGGAACATTGGTGCTGTCCAAGAAGACTTCAAAGGCAAGGGAACAGAAGTAACCTTTTATGGCTATGCTTCTAAAGAAGCCCGTGATTCTGGTAAACAACCATTAAGCGCAGGCAAGGTTCAGATTGCTGGTGATGACTACGTGGCGGGTGCAGATCGAGCTGCTTTGTACGCAATCATCAAGCAAAAGCCTGAGTTTGAAGGTGCGACTGACGCATGAACAAAGAACTTCAGGACTATGAGAAAGACTCTTTTAATCTAGAGTTTTCAGAAGTTGAAATTACAACAAAATCATGTTCATTGTGTTGCCAAAAAAAACCATTCAGTGATTTTTTGAAAAATGTTAGATACAAAGATGGTTACTACAAGCATTGCAAAAAGTGTCACTATGAAGTTTATGGAAGAGATTCTCACTATAGAAGGACATATGGCATAACGCAAAATGAATATAATTTAATGGTTGCAGAGCAAGGAAGTAAGTGTAAAGTCTGTGAAGTTGAGGATGGAGAAGGTCGAATGTCAAGGCTTGTCGTTGACCATTGCCATAAAAGTAATGATTTTCGTGGCCTTATTTGCCAAAATTGCAATATGGCATTAGGAAACGCAAAAGATAATTCTGAAATTTTAAGAAAACTTGCAGATTATTTGGATGATTTTTATGACCCCAGAGCTTGAAAAATACTATACCGACCGCTTTGAGATGATGTCTACCCAAGGGTGGAAAGATTTAGTAGAAGATATTGACAAAATAATAGTATCTTTGAATAATATCTCTGTAGTTTCT